GTATGCGTCTTCCATGTTGGGTGGTTCACATTCAAAACGAGCCATTGCCTGAATCGGGTTACGAACATATTCTGACTCTAAATCCTCACGCTTAATTGTTGGGTTTACCTCCCAAGTAGCGGCTTTCATTGACCAAGTTTTTGGTTCATTTGTATTTCTAGAATCAAAGTATCTTTGCTGGATAAAGTCACCTTTATAGCGCGGGAATGAAAGAAGAATAACTTTACCGACTTCTGGGAAACGAGACATAACAGATAACTTACTCATGTTATAAATAGCAGAGGCGGAGCCTTTTGATCTCGTTTCACCTTTCAATTCCACATCAGTTTTGAAAGCGGCAATTTCGTCAAGGATGATTGTCATAACTTCATAACCTTCCCAACCTTCACTTTCAGAGTGACCTGAGAAGCATCTTACTGGCCTACTAAAGAAGAAGATTTCTGACACTCTCGGTTCAAACCCAACTTCATTAAAGAATGGTGAACTCAACAAAAGGTTTTTGAAAGGCTCAAAGAAAACTCTCTGCGCTTGCTGTGCGTTAACAGCCAGGTTGAGTAAGTCAATATACACACCCTTTGCTTTCCCATAATAACTCAAAGGATCTCTTAGACAATGCATCAAATATGCTGTGTAAGCCATTGATATGCGAGCGCAATGGTCTTTACCAGAGCCTTTGCCCAACATGCATATAACTTCATTGTCAGTATATTTGTTGTACCACTCAGTTCCTTCCTCTTCACCCATTAAATCTATTAATGTACTTTTTTTAAAGATTTGTGTTGAATGGCGAACAATTTCCAATTGGATAGGCGATAATGGTGGTAAGCCAAGATAGTGCTGATCCGTAACGAATTGCTCAATAGAAACAGGTTTCATTGTGAATTCATCTTTGGATAATAGCCTTTCAAAATCGGCTAACTCCAAGTTCATACCCATAAAGTCAGACATGATTTAGACCTTTATGGGCGATTAAAATAGATGACCTGTTTTGGTTATGTCCAACAGAATCCTGAATCGCATTCACCGTCATTAAAATTTTCTTCTTCATTTATTTCCTTTGCTGGGAAAGCCTCTCTTAATGGCTTTACCCTTCTACTTAAGTATAACTTCTTGAAACCAAACTTTTCTGATTTCATGTGCAATATATCTTCTAATTGAGCAGCTTTTTCAAACAACTCTGGTTCATTGTCTCTCATCTCTTGCCACATCTTAACTGTATGGAATGGGCAAAAATAACATGATGATTTTGGCGGAACCTCAAGGCCGGCATTTGCTATTAACTCAATGCAGTCATCTCTTGACATTCCCAACTCCAAAAGCGGGAATATTCTTTTTTCATATTTAGCAGAGCTTTTAGAATTCGCCCTTTGGTACTCATCCGTTGAAATACCTATTGAAACTATTGCTGGGTCGTCAGGCGTTGCACCATTTTCTCGCAACCATTTCTGCAATACTCTAACTTTCCAATCAACAGTGCAATGTCTTGAAGCAGGAGCACCGCTGGGATACCTAGCAGGAATCTTCAGAAACTTCCTGTCAGGGTCTGAGATCTTTTCTAATAGCGTAATCTCGTTTCCATACTTGTCAACTTTTCTTAATTCAAAAACGCTAACGCCCTTCTGCGTAGCCCAAGGCATCATTACATCTCTAACATATGTAAGTGTTTTAGGATGCTCTGAATCATCACCGACATTTGAAAATAAAGCTGCTGTTAATTCACCGCCGATAACATCTTGTAGCCTACCTTGTGCTGCTAAAACAATTAAAGCACTAGACTGTACTCCACCACCGTATGAAATAGTTCTTAATGTCATTTACTTTTCTACAATAACTGCATCTTGAATATCTTCATCAGAAGTTTTCATAATGTCAAATGCAACAGCAAGTTCTCTTCTAACCTCGTCAGCAATTTGCGGGTGCTTTGAAATAACATCTCTGAGAATCTTTGAAAGTATTTGGTTAACATTCTCGGCTTTCTGCATTCGGGCAATGTAGTCGCTATCCCCAGTTGTACCGCCCATTAACTTATGCAATTGTGCCTTTTTGTTTGCAATTTCAGAAGCCAACTTTAAAGCCTGGATGCGAGCAGGAACCATGCCATGATCTGTAGCAATATTGACTGTCTCCCAAGCCTCCTTGCTTAACTGATCGAATTCCTGAAGCGCCTTAATAGTATTAAACTGTATCCTCTCTAGGAAATACGGGTCATCATCGGCCTGTTTATTTAGAATTTTTTTATATTCATTAATGTATTCTTTTGCTTCGCTTGTACTCAAAGAAAGCAATGTTCCAATTTCATGGTAGTTATAGCCTTTGACAAAAAGAAGCCCAGCCTCTTCAATCTTCCTTAACTTATCTAGAATTGTTTTTTCGCCAATTGGCTCTATTTCAGACATATATATATTTTATCATACGGATAAATAATAAAAAGCGAAAAGCCCCGCAATAGCGGGGCAATTCACCAAATATAAAATATTTTTACTTAGAAACAACTCTGTAAATAACCAGCTTGGGGGACTGGGCAAAAATGACAAGTGTTTCTTCAACTTTAGATGGAGTATTCATGTACATTATATTATCACCTTAAAATAAATTATTCTTGCGCTTGTCTTGTTTTTCTATAAATTAGTTTCGTCTTTGAAACCTAGAATATCATTGTCATCTTTAGCAAAAGACTCCAATTCAGAATAATTATAACCATGCATTTTTGTAAATGTTAAACGATAGTTGTACCATCCCCTAACACCCTCCCAGAACTTAACATCTGTTTCCTGTGCAAGCTGGACTAATTCCTCATCTGACAATATAAAGCTAAGTACGCCTAATGGCATGTAGACAACACTATTATATGTTTTCTCTTTGTCATCTCCATACTCTTTTAATATGTCTTGAAATTGCTTAATCGTTCTAGAGACAGCATCGCCAGTAAAATGGTCAATCTGCCCGTATGCATTCCTCACTCTTGGGCAATAATCATCAACATTAGTAATAGTTCCAAATGTTCTACACACCATTGGTCTATAACCATATATTGTGCAACCACCCTTGTAGAAAGCACAGTGTCTTTTTGTTTCTCCGTCAGCTTGCCAATCTTCATCATTCATTGCCTCTTTAAGTGAGGCAATAACCGATTCGATCCACTCATTCGCAAAAGACTCCCCTTTATCTTCCATCTTAAGGTAAAACTCTTGCTTTAATCTAAATGCAATATTCGCACACTCAGCCAGAGGTATCCTCAAGCCAATAACACAACATCCGCCAGATCCCAAGCATTTGTATTTTGTTTCGTTTTGTTTTGCCTCAATATATCTAACTTGGTTATAAACCATATCAAGTTTGGCAAATGTTGTAATATCTTTAGCAGATATTGTTCTTTTCATAATGACTTTCCTTTCTTTTTCCAATCATTTTTTTTCTTCATTTCGCGTCTCTTTTGCTCAACAAGTTTTTGCGCTGGAGATTTTGGAGCCTTCGGACGACCTGAGGATAGGTTTCTTCCTTTCCCCCTATACTTAAGAAGATCGTACTTCTTACACCAGTTGTAGACAGACTGGGGGCTTACCTTAACATTGTAATTCTTTTCAAGCAGCTTCACTATGTCTGTCATATTCATTCTTTTAGAAACATAATGCTCATAAAGAAATGCCTTATCTTTATACGGCTCTAGCGCCATCTCTACCCCCTGTTTTGCAATACCATAAGGCAATACCTAAAGCATCAACGATATCCTCGTCGTCTAGCCCTGGAGTATCGTCTCCGTATGCAACAGAAACAATATCTCTAACTCTCTGCTTTCTTTCGTTCTTCATCTTGATTTGAATTGAGCCTTTCTTGCCATTCTCTTCTAAGACTTTTTTATCCTGCTTGTTAAGATTTTTGTATCCAATGTTAGGCTTCCAACTCAAGGGGTTAATATCCCTTGTTTTAATCCCGTTCTGGAACAGCAAGCCCCAAGTAAAGCCGATCATATATGAAATAATTCTACTTGATTGAAAGTTTTGGATGTACACAGATTGTTCAATAGCAGCAACATCTGGCTTATATTCATTTATAATTTCTATTATCTCTGACGCTATCTTTGCAAACTTATCAGACGGCTCTTTTTCTTTAGTAAGAACGACTTTCCCGGTTGCTATAACATTCTTGTTATTATCTACAATTGCCCAAGCAAGAGAATGAGAAGCAGGGTCTATGGCTAATACCCTAGACCAGTGATCGTTGTTAACAATTGATTTTAGACTCACATAAATATTATAGCGTATATAAACTAGCGTTGTTCGTCCCTGAGCTTTTGCTCATCCCAACCCCACTTTACAAGTCTTTGAATGTATCTTTCTGTTTTGCACTGTTCACAAATATCCTCAGCGTTATATGATGACAATATTGTTGTGCATTCTTTTGTTTTACAGACCCTTTTTCTTTTCTTGTTTTCTTTTTTTCTATAATAATTGTCTAATAGTTTTTTATTTGTTACAACTTTACGACACTCTGTAGAGCAATAGATTGTGTTATATACTTTTGCTGTAAACTCTTTTTTACATTCATCATTACTACATATTCTTACTTCACCGTCAAACATTTCCTGACCAGCATTTATCAGCCAAATCACATTCAGCACATTTTGCTGAACTGCGCTTGTATGGCTGTATGGGTATCTCTCGCTTCAGATAGGCATCATAGATCCCATTGTATTTCTTAAATAGTTTATCAATAAAAGCGTCATCTCGTTCTATATAAATAGGCAATATTTCTTGATTATTTTTATTTTCATAAATAACAAAACCAGATGGCAAGTCTAAGCACTTCATATAAATTTGTGCTTGCCTAATGTGGTCATCTTTTGGCTTTTTATGAAGCTGTCTATAATGAAAGCCCTCGTTTGAAATTGATTTTAACTCAATCAACTTATGCCCATTGAGGTCAATAATGCCGTCTGCTGTCCCCTCAATTGGGGGAGAATCATAAGTGACAGGTATTTCTTCTGCAACCAAGATACCCAAATCTCTTAGATAAGAATATATTCTTTCATGCACAGCATGACCGTTATCAAATATCCTATAAGTTTGAGGAGAAAAAGATGTAGTCATCTCTACACCCTCAAACAAATAATACCAGTACCTAGCGCATTGATTTGTATAACTGGGGTGAAAACCGCCAACCTTCTTTTGTTGGGGTGCGTTTCTTAGGGCTAAGTGATCGTCAATTGACTTGATTAACTCCTCGACTAACTCATCGCCAGTTTTTTTGACGAGCTTCTCCTGTTTTGGTGCCCTTAATGTTTTTAATGATTTCAATTAATTATCCTTTTGCGGCCAGCTTAAGAGCATTGATATTCTCCTGCAATGCTTCATACATTGTTTTCCAAATATCATTTACA